CTTCAATTCCTTCCACGCAATATCCTTTGCCATCCTATAAGTAGGAGCACAATAGAAATAAACCTCCCCAGGTCTACTAATGGCTCCCCTAAGTAGCTCGATACAGGATAAATATGACTTCCCAAACCTTCGCCCAGCCACCAATAACCTAAATCTTTTATCACTATTGAACACCTCCCCCTGTGCATATCGTAAACTTACCTCATTCAAGCTCATAAATACCCTTTTTTACAATCTTACCCCCCTTTTATAGCCTATTTCACGTTTTTTAGGTTATTATTCGATTATTAACCCCCTCAAAGACAAAGTCCGTGGCTGAATCTTTCATTAACAACCTAAATTACGACCTTCCAGCTCCTCAACGTAAACCTCGTGTACAAAAATATACAGGAGGTTCTAACTCAAGAGCAGTTATAGAAGCTCGTTGCCAACGTCTATACTCTCGTCAGCTAGAAGGTAAAACTACTCGTCAACTAGTAATAGAACATTCTAAAAGAGAAAATATCTCAGAACCTACAGGCTGGGCTGACTGGAAGAAAGTTAAAGAATGGAATGATCAGGATTGGCTTAAAGAAAGAGATAAAATGATTCCTCGCCTTCAAGCAATGCGTATGCGTCTTTTCAACAAGGCCATAGCAAAAGGTCAACTTCAAACAGCAGCACAGATCCTAGACTCTCTAGGTAAAGTAGTAGGCGAATCCGTAGAAACAGTTAACATACAAGCACCAGAACTTGCTATTCGCATAGAACCAAAGCAATAAAGATTTACAGAATATATTTAGGTTACCCGTATACCCAGGTAGATAAAATATTTTTTACTACCTAGCCCCCACGCATAGCGAAAGTTAAAATTAAATTTTCTTGATAAATAATTTTAATTGTTTCTCTCCGTGGTACTCTCCGTTTTTACTTCCTACTAATTCGTATCCTTTCGGCATAGCTAGCAACCATTTTTGAAATTCTTTGTTCATGTTTAATTAATTGTTTAACTATATTTATAATAACATAATTTTATTCATATTGCTAGTAATTAACATAAGTTTATGTTAATATAGTAATAGGAAATACTAGCAATAGTACTTTCTTAATTTTGATAAATTATTTTATTTATCTTTCTTTAGGATAACTAAACTATCAAAATTTATTATTTCTTAGAACTAATAAAACTAAGAATAAAAAAATTATCCAAACTTATTTAATTTAAAAACATGATCAAACATTTATTTCTTTGGGTATCGGTTGGAAGTCTTATGTATTTTGGATTTAGTTCTAGTTTGCATAAGTCAACAAAAATTGACTGTGAAGTTTCTAATGTATTACGAGCTTGTGATCAATTAGAAAAAGAAAAAATCATCAATACAATTTTATCTGAAATTTAATCATGAAAAAATTTTTAAACTTTGAAGAATACAATACAATTCTTCTAGCAATAAATACTTCTACTGATTTTATAATCAATGGAAGTAATAAGAAAAAAGATTTCTATAATAATTTATTTGAAAAATTATTTACTATACAAGAAAATGATTTTTTAAAAAAAGAAGAAATCAACCATCCTATAAGTAAGACTTAATTGTCTTACTTTTTTTTATTCAAAATTATTTAATTTAAATTATGGAAGACTTAAAAATTATTTATCAAGATTTAAGCAACATTATTGGATGTTTACCAAACTATTCCAAAGCTTATAAAAATCAAGATACTTTAATTCTAGAAATTAAAGAAACTGTAAAATTTATGAAAAAGGAATTAGGAGGGTTTCCAAGTTATGAATAAAAATTATAAACACATTGAGGACTTTTATAGAATGGATTTTGATTTTAAGAATTCATTTAAAAGTACACCTTTTGATTTTTATTTAGATTTTATCGGATATACTACCGATAGAAATTTAAAAAAAGAAGAAGAAGAAGAAACTAAAAGAAATCCAAAATATAGAGATTATGAGAATTTATATAAGATAAGAAATTCAAAAACTACTCATAAATGGAAGTTCCAAGTATTTGAAGCTGATAAGGTATTTGGACATCGTGAACGTGTTCAGTTTGGATTAGCTTTAATGATATTTGAAGATGTAGGTTATGAGGATGTTTATAAGTTTATAGATAATTTATTAATAAAAGAAAAATAAAATAATAGTTTCTTATAGTCTCGAATTAATCGAGATTATAAAAAACTATTTTTTATAAATAGTTTTCAATTCAAATTAATTTAATTAAACCTATGGAAAAACACGTCCACAAAATAAGAAACAAAGTTTCTTTTGAAGAATGGAAAAAAGATTTTGTTGATATTCCATATATCAAACAAAATTATAAAAAGATACATGAAGAATACGGAATTCCTAGAGAATGTATAAATGGTGATGATGATTATTATTTAGATCCTCATACAACTATTTGTATAAGAATTTTCAAACATGGTGGATTTTATGAAATTTGTTTAAATAGTCAATATTATTTATTATTAGGAAATCAGGATTGGTTGGAAGATTCAAAAGAAGTAATTGAGAAAGAATTATACGAATGGTGTAACGGAGAAATTTTTAATAAGGAGAATTAAAAAATGAAATTAACTAAATTTCAAATTGAAGACGATAAAATCTTTCAAGGTTTTTCGGATGGTTCAACGTGGAATGGTTGGAAAAATCCTTATTTCACATTAGAAGTTGCTAAAGATGTATTAAATTATTATCAAAATCAAGAATGTATAGAGAGTAGAGAAAGTTGGTTAAATTGGGATTTAACACCAACTAAACAATTTATGGGAATAGATTTATATTGTTTTGGTTTTGGTTTTTGTTGGGATGAAGTAACGAAAGAAGAAGAAGAAAGAATTGATTTAGTTAATAAAGTAGTTAAAAACTGTCAACAAGATGAAATTTATTTAAGAGATATAATTCATGAATATTTCCAATTTTTGGAAGATACCACACTAGGATTAAAAGGAATAAAAGAAACTTTAGAAGAAAGAAACAGTTTTGAAAAAATTTATGAAGTTAAAAAGGAGAATTAAAACAATGAAAAAAAATTATAAATTATACAAGTTACAGTCTTTTAATCATGATTATAAAATAGTTGATATTTCTAAAGAAGAATATGAAAAGTATAAAAAAGAATATGAAAAAACTTTAAAAAAATAAAAAAATAATAATAGTTGCTTAAAGGGATATTAGTAATATCCTTTTATGAAACTATTTTAGTTTCAAAAATCCTGGATATCTTAAAGGCCGTTAAAGGCGTTAAAGGTTAAAGGCCGTAAACACTTATTTAATTAAAAACAATGAATCAAGAAATTGCACAATACATCAATGAACTTTTAGCTGATAGAGAAAGACTATTAGATGAAAGAGAAGATGCAATAGAAGAAACAAAAGCAGAATTATCAAAAATATATCATGCTCAAAAAGCAATGGATTATTTTATTGAAGAATATTGATATTAACATATATCAAATATATGTTAAAATAAATATTAGAAGTGTAAAAACTTCCTTTTTAAATTCAAACTTATTTAATTAAAAAAATGAACTTACTTAAATTTAGTAAGGGAAATAAAAAGTTATCTAAAGATACTTTGATTCTATCCCTACCAGCTGGATTAACCTGTCCAGGAAGTAACAATTGTAAAGCGTGGGTTACTTTGAAAGATGATAAGAGAGTATTAAACAGAGGTAATGAAACTATCTTTACTTGCTTTGCGGCTAGTGAAGAATTACGTTATCCGAATGTTTATAAAAGTAGGAGATATAATTTTGATTTAATTAATGGTTATGTTTTAAAGAATGATTTAAAAGGATTAACTGAATTAATAAATCATTCTATTCAAAGCAATAGAAAGAATGTTTTAAAAGTAAGAATACATGAAAGTGGTGATTTTTATCATCCTTTATATTTAAAAGCTTGGTTAAATGTAGCTAAGTTGAATAAAGATATAAAATTTTATTGTTATAGCAAGTCTTTAAAATTCTTTTTAGAAGTATTACTTCCAAATAATTTTTATATGGTAGCGTCCTATGGTTCTAAATATGATTACTTAATAGACCAAGGTTATTTTACTAAATATTCTAAAGTTGTATTTAGTGAAGATGAAGCAAAGAAACTTAATTTAGAAATTGATAAAGATGACAGTTTATGTTTTGGAAATAAACCTTTTGCACTTTTATTACACGGGATGCAAGAAAAAGGATCACGAGCTGGTGAAGCTTTAAAAGAGATTAAAAGAAATAAAAAATTAATTAATGCTTAGATCTTAAGTAATTAATCAAAAGTAAGTTAACCAGAATATCTAAATTTTTATCATTAGATGAAAGTTTATTTATCCTGGTTAAATGCTTTTTAAGC